CAGCCAGTAACGGTCCGCGATATGTTTGAATTTATGTGCCAGCACAAGACTAAAGAACCTATTAGCGTGGAGGCGGCCCTCAGTGATATATCTAACTGATTATCGTACTGTCTGCACCGAAAATACGCATTTATTGGATGATTTAGATTATCCACAGCGAGTGCATTGGTTCCCTGAAAGCTATGCCAAAGCGCCATCGGGTTTTGCTTATGCGCCGCATGTAGTGGCCAGTAAATTATTAGATCCTGCTTTGGTAGAAAGCATTCGCGCCCGAGAAGGCCGTACCGCGTTAATATTGGCCGCAGGTAATACCCAATTTGCCGGCCTTAACAAAGATATACCACCGACTCAGCTGAGCTATAACTATAAGTTTGCCCATCTGACGTTGACGCAAGTTTACGCGGGCACACTGGCCAGAATGTTTGGCGCTGAAGATATGGTAATTACCGATTCTAGCGCTTGTGCATCAAGTCTCAAAGTCATGATGGATGTGCAAATGTTGTTTACGATGTATCGCTTTGATCGCGTCATTGTAGTATCAGTTGAAGACCAAGTTAGCAATACCGTTCTTAAATTCTTTGGCGAATCTAAAGCTAATTTAACTAAAGACCAAGATGAAGCCGGCATATTTCCATCGGCTTTTGATGGTGTTAATTATGGATTCCATATTGGCCAAGGCGCGGTCTTGGCAGTGTTTGAAAACGAAAGCCACGCAGCCAATCCAGCAGCTCGTTTGGTAAGCTCATATAACGCGTCAGAGAAAAGCACCAACGCAATTGGGCAGCGTGAAGATGGCGAAGGGTTTATCAAAGCGGCACATGGCGCGCTGCGGTATGCCAATCTAAGTCCACGCCATATTGATGTGGTAAAGACACATGGCACCGGCACACATTCAAACAACGCATCTGAACGTAATGCACTCAAGACTTTGTTTGATCATCATTTTGTTGCAACATCGTTTAAACCGACGATTGGCCACACCATGGGCGCGTCAGGTTTGCTAGAGACTTGTTTGTTACTAGACAGCATGAAGAAAGGTCTAGTACCAGCAATTGCCAATCGGACACGTCGCGATCATCAGTATTTATCTTATCCGTTAGAGACAACAGGGCAGCATACAATTTTAAGTTTAGCCGCCGGTATGGGGAACATTTATTCAGCAGCAATTTTTGACACTCAGGTATGAAAATAAAAACAATAACAAAACATAAAGTCAACGCAGTCGTGCCAAGATTATCCGATGAAGATGTCGACCCGTTAGAAAAAGATGATCCGCCTGCGGAGATTAACGAATGGATGATGGAAGACTGGCTGCCATGGGACGCCGATGATATAGCTGACATTCGTAAAATGATTACAGAACGATTGCCAACTAAACAGCAATTTGTTTTAGAAGCATTCCTAGATGGTTTAAACTACAAAGATATTAACGTCACAGAAAAATACTGGCGCTATCATTTTACTAAAGGTATTGAATTTATTAAAAAGGAATTAAAGTTGTGAGCACGTTTATAGTAGAGCGCATATACAAAGGTTATCCCATTTTTGAAACAATTACCGGCGTTGAAGATATTGACATGAGCATGTATAATGACATTCAAACATTATGGGTTTGCGAAACCAAAGAAGAAGTATCGGCAGTGGAAAACGAATTGAGGAGAAAGCATGCACGACGCAGTGAACAAGCCTAAGCATTACACCAGCCACCCGTCTGGCATTGATTGCATTCAAATTACTGAGCATATGGGCTTTAATTTAGGTAATGCGTTAAAATATATTTGGCGTGCTGATCTTAAGGCAGATCCAATTGAGGATTTACGCAAGGCCCGCTGGTATATTGAACGCGAGATTCAAAAACGCCTTGACCATACACAGGAGTGCGGAAAATGATTTTAGAAATTGATGATGATTTTTCTGATCAAATTGTGGTTAACGTTTTAGCTGATTCTTATGTTAGCATGCAGAACATGTTAAAAAATAATACACTATGGCACGAAGATGATATCGCGGCGTATAAAGAATTATTGCCGGCAATTAAACAAGTGGGCCAGTGGTTTAGTGTAGACTTTGATGCTGAAATTAAAAAAGCAAAGAAAAGGATGAAAAAATGAACGAATTTATATTTGTTGCAATTATGTGCATTGGCGTCAAATGTGATTTTTTAACAAGCTCACAACCAATCACTGAAAAAGAATGCTTAACAACCAAACAACAGTTTGAATCTTTGCCGTTTAAACCCGAAGTCACTGTGGCTGCAGCGCAGTGTTCCAAAATTAAATTGCCGGAGTACATGTGAAATTTTTCAGCGAATATGATCGTTTTGATTTAGAGCAAGACATCATCAAACTATGGGAAACCAATGAAGCGATTGCCGAATTGATTCGCCAACATTTAGACCGTCCAGTCAAAGGCTTTGATGAAGACGAATTAGCAAACCGCTTACAAGGCATCGAGTATGTAAACGATTTAAAAATCCAGCGCCTATGGGATGGATTTGAAATGATGATTAAAAATGGCGGATTTACAAGTAAGTATGCAGTACCCGATAATGATGTAGAAATTGAAGTTAAAAAGAAAGGTAAGAAATGAACGACACAGTAGATGTACCAGCAAAAGAAGTAGACCCATTAGATGATAAAATCATGACACTGCAGTTTAGTGTTCGCGATATCAATGGCATTATTAACGCGCTAAACCAGCCATCACAAACACCCGTTGTTTTGTTGGCAAATATCATTGCTGCCATTCAAGCACAGTGCGCGCCACAAATCAATGCTTTGAATGCGGAGACACCAAATGAACCTACGCCAGCTGCTTAAACGCGCCGGTGTCAGTAATGACATCATCAATGAAGTGGAGCGTAAGGCTAAACGCACAACCGCAGAACAGGAGATTGAGCATCAGGAAAAGGCTGCCGCTATGGCCAAAATGATGCTCAATGACGTTATGCCCCATCTGCGTAGTGCTTTAGACAAAACACCCCCTTCTAAACCTAAGAAAACAATCATCATTCCAGACTAGGGCGGTTTTGTGTGCCTATTTGCATTAATATAGATAGGACACGCTGTGAAGCGCTCCTGCGGGCGTAAAGAAGCTCTGCTTTTGGACTGGGGACGCTCAGTCGTGACAGCCCGGAAAGACGGGCACCTCGCCCTTGTAGCTCAGCCGGTAGAGCACCTGATTTGTAATCAGGGGGTCCCGTGTTCGATTCATGGCGGGGGCACCAACTATTAGGAGATATCATGGCAACCAAACCCGGCCTATACGCCAACATCCAAAAAAAGAGAGAACGCATAGCAGAGGGCTCAGGCGAAAAAATGAGAAAGGTTGGCACTAAAGGCGCTCCTACTAAGCAAGCATTTATTGAATCAGCTAAGACTGCGAAGAAAAAATGAAAGATTTTAAACAAAACACCAAAATGGCTTGCGAAGGTAGCCATTATAAAAGCGGTGGTAAGGTTAAAAAGTATGCTGGCGGAAGACAAGTTGCTTCTCAAGATAGCCCAGAATATTCCGCTTTAGATGATGAAACCCCTGTAGGTAAAAAAGCTGATGAAGCTGCTCGTAAAGCATATAGAGAAGCCAACGAAGGTGATTGGGATTTAGGTAAGCCAAACAATCCACGTATGACAGCAGTTAAAAAAGCGGCTCAAGGCGTAATTCAAAAAGATAGAGAACAAACTAAACCGTTTGAAAATGCCAATCCTATGGGCGACACATATAAACGCGGCGGTAAAGTTACTAAAAAGAAAAAGTAATGGCAACTAAGAAAAAAGCCCCATCTCTGGCGATTGGTCGCGGCGAAAAGCTGCCTGCATCTAAAGGTGCTGGACTAACAGCCAAAGGTCGCGCTAAGTATAATGCAGCAACCGGCTCGCATTTAAAAGCACCACAGCCTGAAGGTGGATCGCGCAAGGATTCATTCTGCGCGCGCATGTCTGGCGTTAAAGGCCCAATGAAAGACGAGAACGGCAAACCAACAAGAAAAGCAGCAGCACTCAAAAGGTGGAAATGTGGTAGCTAAAAAGTCACCTCCCCCACAACCTACTAAGTACCGACCAGAAATGTGCCAAATCATGATTGATATGGGCAGGGAAGGTGCTTCTCAAAAAATGATGTGGGCTGAACTAGGAATTTCTAAATCTACTGCAGAAGCGTATAAGAAAAAGTATCCAGAATTTGCAGAAGCACTTGATTTAGCATTAGTTCATAGCCAAGCATACTGGGAGCGTTTAATGCTTGCCAATGCAGAAAACAAAAATTTTAATACTCGCATGGTTGAAATTGCAGTACGAGGCCAATTTGGCGAAACATATAAGGACAATCGTGAAGTAAAACAAGAAGTTAAGCAAGAAATTACCGTGGATTTCAACAAAGAAATTGCAGAATTAATTAAGTCTTTAAAAGAGTAATATCATCAATGGGCGAACAGGGTAGCTCCCTTGCCAGTGCCTTAATCACTGGCTAGTCCACCAATAAACCATTAAG